CTGAATTAGTACCTAGTACAGTAGATAATATTGCTGGATCACCCGGTATGAGCATGGTTTCATTGGGTAATACAGGTACTAGTACATTATATCAGTATCGTTTCTACCAAACTACTGAGAAAAGAGCAGCTTCTACATGGTATAAATGGGATTTAACAGGTACTTTAGTTGACCAATTCTTTGATACAAGTACATTTTATGCAGTTGTATCGGACGGTACTAATGTATCGGTAAACTCTATTGACCTCAGACAAGCTAGTGATGAAGGGTTTTTAACCTTACCCACTGGAGAAAAGACAGATGTATGTATGGATATGTTTGATACTAATCCGTATAGAATCTATCCTTCTACAGGTGTGTTAGATGTAACTAGAGTATACCTTCCATTTACACATCATGCAGGTAAAACACTAGCTGTTGTAGCATTGGGTGGTTATATAGGTGGTACATTAGGTGCTACAGAAGCTTCAGTTGGAGCTATATTATACCCTACAGTAGCGGGTTCTGCACCTAATCAGTATGTAGATATAAGTGGAGATTATAGAGGTAAGAACCTTATCATTGGTTATATTTATACTATGACAGTAGAGCTACCTAAGTTGTATTATTCTCAACAAGGTCAAGCAGGTACAACTAATGATTATACATCAGATTTAATTATACATCGACTTAAAGTATCAACAGGTCTTAGCGGTCCAGTAAAGTACAATGTTAACTTAACTGGTATACCAGACAGAACACAAACAGTTAGTGTAATCCAACCATTTACTTACACTGCAAATGATGTAAGTATGGCTGCTGAAAGTGTACATGATGTACCAGTTTACCAACGCAACAATAACATTTCACTAAGTATTGTAGGTGATACACCTCTACCAGTTAGCCTTTTAGGTATGACATGGGAAGGTAAATATAATACAAAATTCTATCGGCGTTCATAACGGAGGTTAAATAAATGGCTTTTTGGGCCGCTGCCGCAGTAGGTGCAGCAAGTTCATTATGGGGATCATATCAAAAAAACCAAGCTGCTGCTCAGCAAGCTAAGTATGCAAATGCTGCAGATCAGAGAGCCTTTGCTAACCAAGCAGGTTCTGCAGCATATGAAGCGGAAATAGCAAAGCTACAAATTAATGATTATAATCAACAAACTGTAACAGATTACGGTACATTAATAGGTAATTATAATCAACAAATTGTATTAAATAGAGGTGCTGCAACTGGAGCTTTTGCTGCTGAACAGTGGAAACTAAACGAAACTTTTGCTAAAGCTGCCTTCACTAGGAATGAGCTTACTAAAGAATTACAAACAATGCTTGGTGAACAAGCTGCAAAAGGACGAGGAAATACTAGTAAATCTGCAGATAGAGCTAATATGCTCAACTCCTTAGCTGAATTTGGTAGGTCATCTAAGATGCTAGATTTATCATTAACTAGTGCTAGAACTCAAAGTAAAAATAAATTTGGAACAATTGCTGGTAAGCAATTCCAAGCTGATCTTACTGCTTACTCTAAGATACAAATACCACCAAGGATGCGTACACCTAAGACAGGTGGTGGTCCTAACTTACAATCACCTATCGCACGTAGTACAGCTGGTGGCATTGGATTTGGAGATGTTATTGGAGCTGGTATTGCAGGCGTTTCTGCAGGTGGTGCTGCTGATCCTACTTATGGTGGGTTATTCTAAACTTTCACAAAACTATGGCAAAACAGAATAAATACCTAGGTAATATTACCTTCCAAGGTTCTGCCCAAGGTGGAAGTTTCGGAGAGAAACAAATCCAACTGCCTGATATCAGTGCAGACTTAGCACGTAACAGACAAGAACTTTGGAATGATTACGAAAGGACTAAGCAAGCTGGTCTTAGTGATTTAAAACTAGAACAGCTGAGAGACGAGGTTGTCTATAGACACAACACTCGTATAAGTCAGATTCTTGATAAACAAGAACAGAGGTTTATGGAGACTGCCTCATCAGCTTTTGCTGCTTGGGGTAAGAAACAAGTAGATGATATTATACTAAAGGAAACGGCTGAAGGTGATAATTTATATTATCAATTAGGTGAGTATTTAGATCCTGATCAAATAAAGGAGCGTGAAGAATATGACTTTGCTGATGAAGCATCAAAGAATCTTCAAAGTAGAGTAGCTAAATGGATCGGTTCTGACGCTGCTAGGAGTATGCCTGTCAGTGCTTTACGTAAAATTAAAGAGCTGAGTAGTACAGGTCGTGCTCAATTAATGCGTAGACATCTTGGTCAACAAGCAGCAGAAATACCCAACAGATTTCTTGAGGCTAGATCTACTGCTAAAATTTTCTTACCAAAAGTTGTAGAAGATGAGTTAATTGCAAATAACCCAGAGTTTGCTCAATATGCTGGAAAACAATGGAATCTTGATTCAGATGATGAAATTATATCAGGTCATTCTTATACTCCAGCTTTAAGGGCAGCACTAAATTCTCAAATAAGAGAGCAGATTTTCGCTCAATTCCAAGGTATACCTAAACTTGCAAAGGCTAAGTATTTATACCCTGCATTAAGAAAGGTTGAGGAACAACGTAATGCTGAAGATATTGCAAAAGAAAGAAAGCTTATAACAGCTGATTATGTGATGGATGCTAAGGCAGATTTAGATGCTGCCATTAAAGGAGGTACTCCACAGGATTATCTTAGAATTGAAGAGGATCTTGGTAATGTACTTGGTAGTAGAAGACAGGCTAAAACCTATCTTTTAAAAGAATTCAGTGAAGGATTAGCAGCTGGTGTCTATAGTTTAGAGCAGATTGCTAATTTTGAAAATGCTGAATTTATTCATCGTGGTACTGGTAAATCAATGACTCTTGGTGAATACCTAGAGAATGAGATGGCTGCAATGGATTGGGAAGCCTTGAAAGTTACTGCAGCTACTAAGCATTATGAATTAAAAGATGAGCAAACTGATCTTCTAGATAAGCAGTTAGAAGATAAGATGATGAAAACACTACCTTCTAATACCACACAAGGTACGTTAAATCAAATAGGAAAACTATTCCATGATAAAACTGGTAAATGGCCTACAGCTATTAACACATGGATGAATGCCCAATTAAAAGATGGGATGCCTATTAAGGAATGGTTGGAATATAAAAGACTAAAGAATGGTGGTAAGCTTACTGAGGATGATCTAAAAGGTATCCCTTATGATATAGCTAAAATTTATAGAGATGCCAAGCAAGTTGATAGTGAAGGCCAGTTCATTGCTAGTGGTAAGAATTTAACTAATGTAGAATCTTTAGCAAAGTCTTTGGCTAGAGAAGAGATGAACATGACAGGTGATGAACAGTTATCAGATAATCCTGATGCTGTCATGTTTAAAAACCGTGCTTTTGATGATGCGAAAGCTTTATGGGTTACAGCCAAAGATGATATGGGCTTAGATGATGGTAAAGCATTAGAATATGTTAATAAGATGCTTCAGCTCAATCGTAATAAATATCATGAAGGTGTAAGTTTAAAAGATATTGAGAATGTAGTAGCACGTAATAAGACACTATTAGAAGAAGTGAAGACTAATGATTATAATGCAAATATCTTATTAACTGGTACTGAAAAAGAGATAGAAGCTCTTGGTAAGTGGAATGGATCAGGACCCCTACCTTCTATATATACTTATCTAGGTAATAGGTCTGGTATGTCAGGATGGGACTTTGCTAATAAACAGTATAAAGCTGCAACTGGTAAAGATTTGCCAGAACCTAACATTGTAAAAGATGTTAGAGAATCTGATTATACAGACAAAGAGTTAATATTTAAATTTCCATCATTATCTAAATTCAATAGATTCTTTAAAACCAATGTACCAAATGGTGAATTACCAGAAACACTTATATCCAGAGCTGAATTTAGAAATAGATCAACTGGATCTTGGTACTTTAATCACAGGAAATCTCCTAAAGGTGTCGATCTTGAAGGGCAGCAATTTCCAACTATATGGGGTACTGCATAATGCCTGAAGTAGATAGAGACAGATTAGACCAATCTATAAATAAAATTACTGATGCTCATACTGATTTAACTCAACGAGTAAAAGAAGAGGAAGAATCAGAAATCTTACAAGCTAAAAACCAAAAACAACGTCAAGCAGAATTGAAAGATTCACATGCTGCTAAAGATGCTAAAGAATTTGGCTTTAAAGAGAACGTTAAAGAACTCAGTAATGCTATAGTAGGTGGTGGTAGGGACACACTTAGTTCCATACTAACCGCACCAGAACGTATCATTGATATGGCATCTGGTGAAATGGCTAGGGAATCCAAAGAGGAAGGTGGTTATACACCTGATTGGAATCCATTAGGAAATGATTTAAATCCTGAAACTAAAACATGGTGGGGTGGCTTAATACGAGGTGGTGTACACTTCGGTACTATGGCTATACCTGTCTTTGGATGGGCTGGTAGAATAGGTAAGGGAACAGGTATGTTGTCTGCAGCTACAAGGGCAACTGTATTGAGTGGAAACACTCTTGTACGAGGTGCTTCTGTTGGTGCGGTGTCTGACTTATTCTCAGAGTATTCTCAAGATGCCAATGGTTTACAGGTAATGAGAGACCGATTTGGTTTTATTGATACACCTCTTACTACCAAAGATTCAGATCACCCTGCACTTAAAACACTTAAGAATGTAGGTGAAGGATTAGGTATTGGTGTTGTAGCTGACGTTGCATGGCAAGGTGTAGCTAAAGCACGTGGTAAGTTAAATGTTGTAGGTAAAACAGATCGTGAAGCTATCAAAAATGTTGATAAAGTACATGCTGCAAGACAAGCAAAAGCAGAAGATTCTGCTAGAATTTTAATTGATAAAAACTTAAGAGCTGCTACTACCCAAAAGCTGTTTAATAAAGGTATTGATTTTAATAAATTAGACGCTGATCAACAGCTATTTGAGATGCAGAAAGTAGCTAAAGCAGATCGTAGTGGTAGATATCGAAGCTGGAATCCTCCAGAAGATAATATGCAGAGAGCTGCTAGAAAAATATTAGAGCGTAATAAGAGTGTAGAATCTCAGACTATTGAGAAAGCTATTGTAGAATTAGATGAACCCGGATTCCGTGGTCATAAGAATAAGAATATGGCAGATCCATGGCAAGGTAATCCTAACTCATCTGGAGACCCTTGGACAGTATGGAAAGATCTTTGGAGAATAGATAAAGAGTGGGGTGCTGAAATGGGCTCTACTGATAGTTTAATCACACCTGCTGCTGCTGAATCTTTAGCTAAAAATGGTTTAGGTAAGAAAGGTATTACACCCGGTATTGTTAAAGAACTTATTGGAGATACTAGATTCAGAGTATTGATGGAGAATCTCCAAAAGCAAGGTAAGAGTTTAGAAGACCATTACGGCGCAGCATTTGAAAGAATGCAAGAAGTAGTTGGTGGACGTGATGCTGGAGATCTAACACCAGAAGAATTCTGGGGTCCATTAAATAACCAGTTAGATTCTATTGGTGGTAAAGAAGCTTGGCAACAAGAAAATATTTTAGCTGCTGATTTAATCACAAGTTCACTATTAAAGCAACTACGTGATAGAGCGATGGTTGGTAGAGAGCTGATTGATATAGCAGATCTTAATGATATAGATGGTCCTCTTAAAGCTATTCGTGACAATCTAATTGTTGGAATGGAGATGACTAAGAGATCAAGATTCTTAGCCAGTGAAGCTTATCAAAACATGTTATCCCAAAGAGGTGGTAAAGGTTTAGTTGATGATGCTTTAGTTGAAATGCACGCCACAACACAACGTCAAGTTGATATGATGCTTGATATGGCAAGGCAAGCACCTTCTGATGACTTCTTACATGCTATATTAGAAGCATTCTCGATGTCTAATAAGATCCATAACTGGCAAGACTTCGATAACTATATGCATAATAAGCTTATAGGTACAACACTAGAGGATGGTTCTAAGCAGACAGGAGCCCTTATAAGAGAACTTCAGGGTGTTATGATAAATAGTATCCTAAGCGGTCCTAAGACACCTCTGAGAGCCATTATGGGTACTTCTACAGCTGTATTCACACGACCAATGTCTCAATTAATGGGAGGCGTTATGCGTTATGCATACACTGGAGGTACAGATGCATCTCAAATAAAGATGGCTTTAGGTTCTGCCAATGCTATGGTACAAGCTATACCTGAATCTTGGAGATATTTCCAAAGTCGTTTGAGTAGCTATTGGGCTGGTGATATAAGTACAATTAAAAATAGATTCCAAGAATATACACTTGGTGATGAACACTGGAATTTAGTAGGTCATTGGGCTGAAACAAGAGGAACTGCAGGTGAAAAAGCAGCTTTCCGTGTAACTAACTTAGCACGATCAGCTAATCAAAGTAACTTCCTTACTTATTCAACTAAGTTAATGGCAGCTACTGATGACGCTTTCACTATGATTTTAGCTAGAGCTAGAGCTAAAGAGAAAGCTATGACGTATGCTTGGGATGCTGCAGGTGATGGTTTATTACCTGATGTAACTCCTGCCTTCTTAAAAGAGTATGAGGGTAGATTATATGGAGAAATCTTTGATCCTGCTACAGGTGCAGTTAGTGATAATATGCTTGCATATGCTAGAGGAGAAGCTACTTTAAGTAAGGATATCAGTGGATTCGGTAAATCCATGGATGAATTATTTAGTAAGAATCCTGCATTGAAACCTTTCTATCTATTTGCTAGAACTGGTATCAATGGACTAGAGCTTTCTATGAAGCATGTTCCCGGTTTAAACTTCTTTGTAAAAGAATTCAATGATATAGCATTTGCTAAACCAGATGACTTAAGTAAAGTTGCAAAGTATGGTATTGAAACTGCACAAGATTTAGCTAACGCTCAAGCTCTACAAAATGGTAGATTAGCTTTGGGTGGTAGTATTATCTTTATGGCAGGTCAACACTATCTAAATGGTAACTTAACAGGTAATGGTCCTGCAGATGTCACATTAAGAAAAGTATGGATGGATGCTGGATGGGTACCTCGTTCTATTAGAATAGGTGATGCATGGATAAGCTATGAATCATTTGAACCATTCAACTTGATATTATCTGGTATTGCTGATTTAGGTGATAACCAAAGATTGATGGGTGATGAATGGGTAGAGACTGGTTTACTTGGTTATTCTGCAATACTTGCTAAAGGTATTGTCTCTAAGACACACTTACAAGGACTTGATACACTAGCCGATTTATTCAGTAATGATCCTAAGAAAGTTCAGAAGATAGCTGCAGGTTTGATGAATAATACTATGCCTCTGGCTGGTTTGAGAAATGAACTCGGACGTATTATTACACCACATATGCGTGAATTGAATTCTGGCTTTGGTGATCAGATGAGGAATAGAAACCTATTCTTTGAGCAGATGGCAGGTGATGATAAATTACCTATTAAGTATGATATTCTAACAGGAAGACCAATCAGAGATTGGGATGTACCTACTAGAATGTTCAATGCTATCAGTCCTGTTCAACTAAACTTCAATCAATCTGAAGGGCGTCAGTTATTATTCCGTAGTAACTTTGATTTACGAACATCTACAATGACAGCACCTGATGGTACTTCATTAAGAGATAGTAATTCAGTAAGATCTTTATTCCAGAAAGCTATTGGAGATCAAGACTTAGAATCTAAACTAAATAAATTAGCAAAAGATCCTAAAGTATTAGCATCCTTAGAAGAAATGGAAAGAGATCTACGTGAAGGGCGTAAGAAAGTTAACCCTTTAACTTATCATCATAATAAACTTATTAAACGTTTATTCAATAGAGCTAGGATAAAAGCATGGGCTAGTCTACAAACTAATCCAGATGTTCAAGATATGATACGAGCACGTAGGAAACAGAATGCAGCAGATTATAATAGAAGTAAACGTCCTGAGTTGAGCCGCTCACAACTCGATGAATCTCAACAAATCCTCGATATGGTTAATAAGTAACTATGGCTTATACAACTGAAAATAATTATACAGGAAACGGTACTACTAGAATCTTTTCCTTCACATTCCCATATTTAGAAGACACTGATGTAAAGGTAAGCCTTAATCAGGTCGATACAACAAATTTCGAATTAGCCAACGCTACTCAAATTAACTTCACTGCTGATGCAAGTGGGGAAACTAGTACACAAGCAGCTAGTGGAGCACCTAAAGCTTCAGTCGCAATTAAAGTTTATCGTGATACAAATATTGATAATCTACAAGCTGAGTTCTTTTCAGGTTCAGCTATTAGATCTCAAGATTTAAATAACGATTTTAACCAGACATTATATGCATGTCAAGAAACTGAAAAATCAGTTGATGGTAAATGGAATGATAGTACACAGACACTAGATAGTACAGAAGCTTTCGTTGATAGTAATGACTATATAATGACAGCTGCTGCTATCGATGACAGAATTAATACTAATATAGCTTCTCATTCCTTAACAGATGGAAAGATCTGGGCAGGTAATGGTAGTAATGTCAGTGCTCAAGTTACTCCTTCAGGGGATGTAACCATGTCTAATACAGGTGCATTCACTATTGCGAATACAGCTGTTGAAACTGGTATGATTGCAGCTGATGCGATCACAAGTGCAAAAATAGCTGATGACCAAATTGATTCTGAACATATCGTAGATGGTTCGGTTGATCTGGCTCACTTAGCTGCAAACTCAGTAAACTCATCTAAAATTGTAGATGGTTCTATTGTTAATGATGATATTAATAGTTCTGCAGCTATAGCACATAGTAAACTTGCTAATGTTACAAATGGTCAAATCCTTGTAGGAAACGGTTCTAATGTACCAACAGCTGTAGCAGTTTCAGGTGATGTAACCTTGGCAAATACAGGTGCTGTTACTATAGCCACAGGTGCTGTAGAACACGCAATGTTAGCTGGAGACGCAGTTGATGGAGATAATATAGCTGATGACTCTGTTGATTCTGAGCATTATGTAGACGGTAGTATTGACGCTGCTCATATAGCAAGTAGTGCAGTAACTACAGCTAAAATTAATGCTGACGCTGTAACTGGAGCAAAAATAGCCGATGATTCTATCGATTCTGAGCATTATGTTGATGGTTCTATTGACACTGCTCACATTGCTGACGCAAACGTAACCTTAGCTAAAATAGAGAATGTTACAGACACACAGATTATAGTAGGTAACGGTTCTAATCGACCTACAGCTGTGGCTATGTCAGGTGATGCTACTATTGCTAATACAGGTGCCGTAACAATTGCAGCTAATGCAGTTGAGATTGGTATGATAGGTTGTGAGCAAACAACTATATCAGACAGTGACTCACACATTCCTACATCAGGAGCTGTTGTCGATTACGTAGCTGCACAGATAGCACCTATTGGTGGTTTTGAAGTTATCGCAACAGAAGTAGCTTTCCCTGCAACTGCTAATCAACCAGCTTCTGGAGTTGTTGTATCAATTGCTGATGCAGGTGGTACTGTATTTAATGGTAGTGGTGTATCCACAACAGGTAGGACAACAGATGGAACACCAGCAACAGTAACTATTAGCGGAGCACCTTCTAGTCTATATGGTGAGACTTTAGTAGCTGGTGTTGGTATGCAAGTCAGTTCTACTGGATCAGGTAATAATTATACTTATCACAAAATACTAGCTAAAGAATCTGATGTTAAACAGTTAAGTGATGATATAAATGACTTTAACGAAAGATACCGTGTAAATGCAGGTGAACCTAGTTCAGACAATCATGCTGGTGACTTAGTATATGATACTAATGCTGACAAGATGAAGGTCAGGAATGCTGCTAATGATGCATGGGGTGAAGTAACATCTACGGGTGATTTTAAATACTTATTCTTATGCCCTGCAGGTGGAAGTGGATCTCCTACTATAGATGGTAGTATTGCTACATATGACCTAAGAGAGTCAAGTACTTCAGGTGCTGCAGCTACAGTAACAAGTGCAGCTCAGTTAATTGTTAGTGTTAATGGTGTAATCCAAAAAGCTAATACTGGTACTAGTGCACCTGCTGAAGGTTTCGCACTTGTAGATGCTAATACTATTGTATTCGGTTCTAATCTACCTAGTAGTGCTAGTGTATTTATTATACAAGTTGGTTCTGCTGTAAGTATTCCTACACCAGGAGATGGTACAGTAAGTGCAGCTAAGATAGCTAGTGGAGCTGTAACAACAGCTAAGATCGGTGCTGATGCTGTAGATGGTACAAAGATTGCAGATGATGCAATAGATTCTGAACACTACACAGATGGAAGTATAGATCATGCTCACTTAGCAGCAGATTGTATAGATGGTGATAATATCCAAGATGATGTAATCAACTCTGAACACATTGCAGCTGGTGCAGTTGATTTAGAACATATGTCTTCTCAATCAGTTGATGAAGATAATTTACATATATCCAATGCTGGAACTAACGGACAATATCTACAGAAACAGTCTGGTAATTCAGGTGGTCTTACATGGGCTGATGTATCTGCAGGTGTAACTAGTGACAGTGAGTATAATACAGTCGCTGGTACTAATGCAGGAGATAGTTTTAACGGAACGAATGCTACAGATAATACTCTATACGGATTCGATGCTGGTACAGCAATTACAGATGCAGATGATAACACCTTTATTGGTTATCAAGCAGGTGCTGCAACAACTGAACAAAGCTTACATACTGCTGTTGGACATAGAGCCTTAGCAAGTCATAATGCAAATGCAGCGTCTGGTCAAAGTGGTAATACTGCTCTAGGTTGGGGAGCCATGATGGATTCCACATCATCTTATAACACTACTGCTGTAGGTAAAGAGGCGATGGAGAATTCGGTTGATGGCTATCAAAATGTAATGATCGGATATGCAGCTGCCCATAATGGTTTTCAATCAGGTAATGGTAATAATAACATTGGAATAGGAACATCGTGTTTTGACTCAGCAACTTCAGCACTTTCTAATATTGGTATTGGTACTCAATCATTAGAAGATTTGACAACAGGTGATTATAATAATTGCGTTGGTTTCCAGACTGGTATGCAAATGACCGAAGGTTCCGCTAATACCGCCTTGGGTTATTATTCACTATCTCAATGTACAACAGGTGATTATAATATTGCTATTGGCTCTAATACAATGTCAGTTGGTATTACAACTGGTGATGAGAATGTTTGTATAGGTAGGAATGCTGGCGATGATATGGCTGGCGGCTATGAAAATGTTTGTGTAGGTGCTAGAGCAGGTCGAGATATAACTTCAGGGTTTAGAAATGTTTTTGTTGGTACTGATACTGGTATAGTACATACTGATGGGCATTATGCAGCAGCCCTTGGACATAAAGCATTACATCAAGTTACAGGTAATTCAGATGTTGGAATAGGTGATCATGCAGGTTTTGATATTACTAGTGGAGGCAATAATATATGTGTAGGAGGTAGTGCGGGTAGATCAGGTTCTCCGTCTGGTGCTATAAGTACTGGAAGCAATGTTATTTGTTTAGGAAATAATAGTATTACTGATATTTATTGTGCTGATACATCTATCTCATCTTCAGATCAACGTGATAAAACTGATATTACTGAATTTAATCATGGATTAGATTGGATTAATAAATTAAAACCAGTTACTTATCGATGGGATAAACGTGATTGGTATCATGAATATGATGATGAAGGTACTGTTACAAAAGAAGGTACTCCTGACGGTTCTAAGAAAAAAGCTAGACTTCACTTAGGTTTTAAAGCTCAAGATGTACTGGAAGTAGAAAAAAGTTTTGGTTATTCAAGTAAGAAAGATGACATGCTTACTGTTAACCTTAACGAAGATGAGTCAGCATATGGTATGAAATACGAAAGATTAGTACCAATTCTTGTAAATGCAATCCAAGAATTATCAGCAAAAGTTACAGCATTGGAGGCTAAATAAATGGCACTAACACAAATTAAAGCTGATGCCTTAACAGCTGATCTCATTGATGAAACAAAACTGGCAGATAACTCTATAGATTCAGAACATTATAATGATGGATCTATAGATCATGCACATTTAGCTAACGATGCAGTTGATGGGGATAATCTAGCTGACGATTCTGTTGACTCAGAGCACTACACAGATGGATCTATAGATACAGCTCATATAGCTGACGACCAAGTAACTCTTGCTAAAATGGCAGGACTTGCTAGAGGTAAGATTATTTATGGAGATTCATCAGGTAATCCCGCAGCATTAGCTTTAGGTAGTAACGGACAAGTATTGAAATCAGATGGTACTGATATTGCATGGGCGGCTGATGCCGGAGGTGCAGCTTTATCAAATGATGCTAATAATAGAGTAACTACTGCAGATGGTTCAGGTGGAATCAATGGAGAAGCTAACTTAACCTTTGATGGTAATGACCTCACTCTAGGTGATGGTAATATTGTCTTTGCAGATGGTCATGGTATTGACTTCAGTGCTCATGGTACTGATGCTAGTGGTAGAGATAATGAATTATTAAGTCACTGCGAGTACGGTACTTGGGATCCCCTAGATCAGAGTGATAACGATATAAGTACTGGTACTGGTCACTATGCTGTAGTAGGTAGATTTTGTTATATAGTTGCTACCTTTAACTCTGATAACCCATCATCTAGTGTCACACATATTAAAGGACAACCATTTGCACCACAAAGACTTGGATATAACCAGCATACCTATGGGTTACTGTATAAAAATCCGGGTGGTGGAGGTGATGAAAGTGATTTATCCTTATGGGTATGTGCGCAAAACACACACTCTACAGGATCATGGCATATTGTAAGAGATCACTCTGGATTCGCTAATACCGATTATCAAGGTTTCCAAGCTTCCTATGTTATTAATTAATTATGGCACTAACTGAAAGAACAGAAGACGATAAAATTGAAATCGTCACCGATGTAAAAATTTTACAAGTGCGTACTGCAACTGTAATAGAAAAAGATGGTAAAGAACTGACACGTCAATTCTCTCGAAGATGCATCTATCCGGGGGATATTGATGGTTCAAATAACTGGATAGATACAGATATGTCCAAAGAAAGCACAGAATTGCAACAGTTATCAGCTGCTGTTTGGACACAAGCTGTAAAAGACAAACACAAAGCAAATCTAATAGCTGCAAAAGGCTAACCACCCATGATTGACATCCAAGATAACTACTTACCAGAAACTGGTTGGAAAATTATTTATGAAAATTTCTCTGGATTAAATGTCCCTTGGAATTATCAACCAACAATAAATGGTAGAAATGGTGAAACAGATCATGAGCATAACTGGCAACTCGTTCACGAAATGTTTAGTGCTCAAAAGATCCATAATCCTTCATCAGAATTAGTAAATATTATGCCATTGCTGAGTGCAATGCCTATATATTATTTATTAAGAGTGAAGATGAATTTAAACCCTAGATGTTCTGAAAATTGGATATCTGATTTCCATACAGATACTAGAGGGTTAGGTAATTTAACTTCCATTTACTATTTAAATACATGTAATGGTGGTACTATCTTTAAGGATGGCACAAAAGTGGATAGTGTAGCAAATAGATTAATTACATTTCCAGCAACTATGGAACATGCTGGTATGAAAGCTACAGATGTTAAAGCTAGATTTGTTTTGAATATAAACTGGTTTCCCACAGATGAGTATAAAACTACCGAGGCCGGAACTACCTAAACCTCTATACATTCCTCAAATGTATTTGAGACAGCCTACGGCAGATGTTCCAGCATTCCGTCCCATAGTAGTACCTCCAGCTGATCTAGAACGTCCTGAAGAGACGAAAGCAGAGGAAAAGGAAACAACAGAAACACCCGAAGCACCCAAGCTTAAGATACCGGTCATCGATATACAGATGCCATTGCCAGAAACAGCGGTGGTAGTGACTGCTGTAACAACAGCTGTTATTGCAGTAACGACTACAACTGTTACCCAATCCTTATTTGAACCTATTAAAAAGAAAGTTCAAAAACAACTTCAAGCTAAAGTGAATAAATGGAAGGAAAACCGGAAGAAAAAAAAGGAGTCCTCGGAAAGCTGAAAGATGCTGCTGAAGACCAAGAACACCAAATCCAGATCCTTGGTACATTCGTCAGACTTGGCGTTGTTGTTTGGTCTGGCTTTATCATAACCATGAACTATGTAGAATTACCTATGATTAAGAAATCTGGTAACTCAGATATCACGTTCGTGGCAAGTGTGTTTACTGGTGCATTGGCCACTTTTGGCTTGACCACTGGTAACTCTAAGGATAAAGGTAAACCTGTAAATTGTCCTATGGCTAAAAAGAAGGAAGAATGAAAAAA